CTATAACGGTTTCCACAATGAGCGTGAAGTAGAAACATCCATTGACGAAGATTGTGAGGCATGTAAACTATGAGTCAAGCGCAATATAACCTAACTACTAAAACAGATTATCTCAATCGCAAGATGTTTCTCGACCCAGCAGGTCCTGTAACTATACAACGATTTGAAGAAGTAAAATATAAAAAGATCGCAGACTTTGAAACAACAGCACGTGGTTTCTTTTGGGTCCCAGAAGAAATCAGTCTAAGCAAAGACGCCAATGACTTTAAAGAAGCCAGCGACGCTGTGAAACATATCTTTACCAGCAACCTACTAAGACAAACAGCATTGGATAGTTTGCAAGGTCGCGGCCCAAGTCAAATCTTTACTCCGGTTGTGAGTCTACCAGAACTAGAAGCATTGGTCTACAACTGGACATTCTTTGAAACCAACATTCACAGTCGTTCATATAGTCATATCATTCGCAATATATATAATGTTCCTAAAGATGTGTTCGCCACGATTCACGATACCAAGGAAATTGTAGATATGGCATCGAGTGTAGGATTATACTATGATCGATTACACATGATCAATTGCCGTAAAGAAATGCTAGAAAAATTTCCAGAGCAAGAACATATTAAAGCGATCTGGCTAGCATTAAATGCCAGCTATGCTCTAGAAGCATTCCGCTTTATGGTTTCATTTGCAACAAGTCTTGCGATGGTAGAGAACAAGATCTTTATCGGTAACGGTAACATCATCAGTCTAATCCTGCAAGACGAACTGCTACACAAAGGTTGGACTGCTTATTTGATCAATCAAGTGGTCAAAGAAGATGAACGATTTGCCAAAGCCAAAGTGGAATGTGAAGCAGAAGTTTATCAGATGTATCTAGATGTTATACGTGAAGAAAAAGCCTGGGCTGATTATCTATTCCAAAAAGGGCCTGTGATCGGTTTGAATGCTAACATTCTCAAAGATTTTGTGGATTATACCGCGGTCACCGCACTGAAAGAAATTGGTATCAAATATACTAACCCAGCGCCTAAAGTAACTCCTATTCCTTGGTTTAACAAGCATTCAGATACCAGCAAAAAACAAACAGCTCTACAAGAAAACGAAAGCACTAACTACGTTATTGGAGTTATGAGCGAAAATATTGACTATGATGCCCTTCCGGCTATATAATAAACATGTACAAAGCACAATTTAAAAGAAACTCACCCTACGAATCGTGGACTACACTAGGCAGCTATGGTACAGAAGCAGCAGCTATCAGTGCCGCATTGGCTAAAAAGAATCAAGGAGCATTGCTAGTGCGGGTTACAGATAAGAAAGGTGGGATTGTTTATTCGGGATAACGATATGAAAGCAGTAGTATGGAGCAAGGACATGTGTCCTTATTGCGAGCAGGCTAAAAGTCTACTCAAAATCAAAGGTATTGAGTTTGAAGAAAAAAAAGTAGGGTATGGGTTTACTCGAGAAGATTTATTAGAAGCAGTGCCCACAGCAAGAACAGTACCACAGATTTTTCTCGATGGAGAATTAATAGGTGGATTTCAAGAATTAAAGAAAAGGTTAGAAAATGCTAATTGATAAAGGTGTTACAGTAGGCGAAGTAATTACTTTAAAACTTACTTCAGGTGAAGAAATCGTAGCCAAGTTGGCTGCAGAAACAGATAGTCATTACAAACTGTCACGACCAATGGTGATCGGTATGGGTGAAAGAGGTCCTGGCCTAATGCCTTATCTATTCACAGTAAACCCAGAAAAAGAAGTAAAACTATCTAAAATCACTGTAACAGTTGCAGAAGCTACAGACAAAGCATTTGCTGATCAATTCATACAAAGCACCACAGGCATTAAATTAGCCTAGGATTAGAATATGCCATATAGAACCGGACTAGGACCACCAATACTTGATGTATGGCGTGCCAATGATGTCTACGCAAATAAAAAATTAATCGCACTATGGGAAGAAGCAAGTCCTAGTCCAGCTATCGCTGCGCCAGAAGCCGTACAGGTTTCACTATCAGTTACACAGTCTGGGGCAGTGGCTACTAGTGGTGCTCTAGCTACTAGTACTGCTGAGGCTGAAGTTGGGCTGACAGGGGTAGGTGAAGTGCCACAGGAAGGACCTTTGCAACGAGTCACTCCAGAAGCTAATCCAGGAGCATACAGCACAGCAGGAGGATTTCCTGCTAAACTAGATCCCAATGCAGATCCCAATGCTGTATTTGCTGTGTTGTCAAAAAATATAGATACAGCATTATCTGATGCTAGAGCAGGTCGCTGGAAAGAAACTGGCAGTAATCAATATATCATCAGCTGTTATAAGGCAGTGGGATTTAATATTAATTCAGATTCAACACCTTGGTGTGCAGGATTTGCTGGATCAGTGTTAAAAGTATCTGGAGTGCAGAGTCTTAAAACTCTAAGCAGTTTGGCCTATAATGGATTTGGCACTAGAATACCATTAGATGACCGAAGCAAGTGGCGCTTGAATGATATCGTGGTATTCAGTCGTGCTGGTGGTGGACATATTGGATTCTTTAGAGGATACAATCCATCAAACGGTACTGTGCTGATCGCAGGCGGAAACCAATCAGACAATCTCACAGAAGTAGGATTCAAAGCGGGCGGCATGCCAATCATATCAGTATCACGAGCATGGACTGTGCCTGCAGAATACGACAGAGCAGTGACATATTCCGGCAGTGCAGGATCCAGCGTCAAGGTAGTTTAATGAAAAAATTATTTTGGAACTGCCTTGGCTTCCTAAGTTTAGGAATGGCCTATGTTGGTATAATCACTCCCGGAGTCCCTTATAGTATATTCGTAGTATTTGCCGCTTACTGTTTCAGTAAGGGCAGTGAACGTATGCATCGCTGGATCTACAATCACAAACTGTTTGGACCATTCTTAACCAATTGGAACACCAAGCGTGTGTTTCCGACTAAGATGAAATATTTTATGCTGGCTATGATGGGCTCTAGTTTAATCATAATGTTCTTCACAGGAGTTAAACCAATTGGCGTTATCAGTACTGCTGTGTTCATGGCCATTGTTGCTGTTTGGGCTTGGCGGTTTCCTGGCAGTGTTCAAGAACATCAACGAAGAATCAATAGTGGAGAAAAGATAGGATGGCTAAAGTAACATTAGAAGAATTAATTGATATCGCATTTGCGGTAGAAGATGGTGACCCATTTGACTGGGGGTCATTTAAGCAAGGCAAGACAGAAGCAATGAAAATGATTGGAACAAGCATACTTGATCAATTTGACAAAGATGTTTACACAGATGACGAACGTTTGGTCGTATTAGCAACACTAACCAAACTAGTAACAGAAAACATGATTTTACATTCTAAACTCTTGACACTAAGTCAAAAAGAAAGTAAAATTTAATATTAAAGGAAATACAAGTAAAATGGCAACAGGAAAAGTAAAATGGTTTAATGAAACTAAAGGTTTTGGATTTATTACTCCAGACAACGGTGGTGAGGATTTATTTGCTCATTACTCAGCAATACAAAGTTCAGGCTTCAAAGTTCTACAGGAAAATCAATCTGTAACGTTTGATGTAGTACAAGGCCAAAAAGGCAAACAGGCTGCAAACATTTATCCAGCGTAAGTTGGGTAAATAATAGAATTGTTGTAATCCCTTCGATGTGAAGGCATGTTGGACGGCGGTTCGATTCCGCCCATCTCCACCAGAAAGTGTTTTGACAATAGCAGTACAGTAATGTCATCTAACAGTGATATCAGTACTCGTCAGAACACTCCCTAATGGGGATGACCAGGTTTCGACAGCGTGAGATAGCGGAGACGGCAACAGGGTAGGCGATGACCCTAAATCAAGCAAAACAAGTAAATGCAGAAAAAGCAGATACATTTGACTTTACAGCAATGAGCTTCACTGGTAACACTGTTACTGGTTCTAGCAAAATTGCTTTCGCAGCCTAAGAAACTGCGGAGTCCGGGGTAGGACATACCTTGTTACCAAAACTACCAAAAAGGTCACTTAGGTGGCCTTTTTCTTTGATTTTTGCCACATCTATGTGCGATCGCAACATATATCTGTAAATACTTCGGTGGGTGCAAGCCCATTTTTTTATCGCTTGTGAATATTTGAACTATCGAAACTCATAGCAAGCGGTTCTACATAAGGAAATTTAAACATGAAGAAAGCATTATTAGTAGCATTAGCAGTATTCTCAACTCTAGCATTCGCAGAGGATAAGTCAGCAAAAAACTTTATTCATTTGCAATATGGATATCGTGATACAATCGCTAGTGACAAGGCAGATCCAAATCGTCAAGGTGCAAATTTTACATTTGGAACTAAACTTCTAGACAACGTTACATGGGACATTAACAATCAGTTCCGTGCAGAAAACGGTCAAAACGGCAATGAAACAAATCGTTTAGAAACCGGTCTTTCATATCAATATGGTGTGTTAAAAGACGTAGCACTCTACACACGCGGTGCAGTTGGTTACAAATACACAAATACAGCCGATCATTCATACTACTCTATCGAACCTGGAGTTAAAGTACAGCTAACAAGCCCATTGTCTGTGAAAGTTGGATATCGTTTCCGTAATTCATTCAACGACAGCTATTTGGATCAAACTAACACTCTACGCCTGGGTGCAGAGTATGCATTATCAGAAAACACTGCGGTAACAGCAGGTCTGGATCGTTCTTGGAAAGATTCAGAATTTGTTGGTATTAGTGCAGGTTACGTAGTCAAGTTTTAATACTTGACATCAACATCAAACCCGCTTCGGCGGGTTTTTTATTCTTTGATATAAAAAAAACTAATGACGTTCATTAAAAAATACAATTAAAAAAACCTATTAAAACCACTTGACCAATAGGTTATTTTTACTATATAGTATATGTAAGAACAGAGTGTTCTTTGCAGTTTTCAAACACACACAAGGAGAATTAAATGAAAACAGTTGGTGATAAATTAGAACCGTTTGTAGTAACTGGTGTTCGACCAGGACAACCATCAGATGCTTTCTTTGACATTACAGAAAAGTCTTGGGAAGGCAAGTGGAAGGTAATTGTTTACTATCCAAAGGACTTTACATTTGTATGTCCAACAGAAATCGTAGCCTACGACAAGTTAGCACAAGATTTTGAAGATCGTGATGCTATCCTTTTAACAGGTTCAACAGACAATGAGTTCTGTAAAGTCAGCTGGCAAAATGCCCATGCTGATCTAAAAAATATCAAGCACTATCAATTTGCTGACACGGCTCGTGATGAGCGCAGTTTGATCAATCAGTTAGGCATTTTTTATGCCCCAGCAGGTGCAGCACTTCGTGCCACATTCATCGTTGATCCTAACAATGAGATCCAACACGTCACAGTTAATAACTTAAACGTGGGCCGCTCACCAGAAGAAACACTGCGTGTATTAGACGCTCTTCAAACAGGTGAACTATGTGCATGTAATCGTGCTGTAGGTGGGGAGACACTGTAATGACTGCATGGGTAGATCAACTTAAAGAATCTCTGCCAGAGTATGCCAAAGACACTAAGTTAAATCTAGATGCAGTGATCAAGCGCAGTACCCTTGCAGTGGAAGAAGCAGAAGGCTGTGCATTAGCAGCGGCTATGTCAACAGGTAATGGCAAATTAATCAGCTATATCATGAGCAACATCGCAGATGAAAAAGAACGTGATGCTGCAATGACTGCCGCCAGCTTGATGGCACAGAACAATGTATGGTATCCATTTGTTGAAATGGCTGAAGACCCAGCACTGAGTGGTCTACCAGCACAGTTGCGTATGAATGCGATTTCTACTCACGGCGGTACCACTGCTGAAAGATTTGAATCTTATTCATTGGCTGCGTCAATTGTTGGCAAGTGTCATTTCTGCGTGAAAGCACACTACGATGGATTAAAGAAAATGGGCTACACTGTGGAACAACTTCGTGATATCGGTCGTATCGCATCTGTGATCAATAGTCTTGCCAAAGTATTAAACGGCTGAGATCACTAGCGGTCATTAATGATTTTACGTATGACTTTTAGGTAGTTTTGTCATATAATATGATATAAGTATTAAGGACAACAGACAATCGTTGTCGTAGTACTAATAGGCCTCAAGGTGGACCTTTATCAATAGATCGATATCTCCACTGATATGAGTTTATAAACCGAAGTACTTTATAAACGAGGAGAAATACTATGTGGACAAAACCAGCAGCAACTGAAATGAGATTTGGTTTCGAAGTGACTATGTATGTAATGAACAAGTAATTGTTCGTTCTACATGACTTCAAACTGAACCCATAAAGTTCAAAATGAAAAGAAGAAGCCCTAATATTTAGGGCTTTTTTTTGGCTAAAATAAATCCAAGATTATCTTGTGATAATCTATTATATAATATATAATTGTAACAGTTTGTAACGATCTGTAATATCTTTGTTATAAACTGCTAAATAGAAATGTTAGCATATATCGGCTAACATAATTCTTGTGGTCCGCGGCCATCACGCTCGAGAGTGTTGACAACCGGCACGTTTTTATAAACACAAGGAGTAATAAATGAAGTTGAATAAACTCAAACTAGCTCTAGGGCTGGTTCTAGCAGTACCTGCTATTGCAATCGCAGCAGCAGATCAAGAAAAAGCAATCGCTGACAGCAATAATTGGGCAGCACCACGCGGTGACTATACCAATCAAGCGTACAGCAAATTAACACAAATCAATCAAAGTAATGTTAAAAATCTAAAGGCAGCATGGACATTCGCTACAGGTGTAAACCGTGGCCATGAAGGTTCACCTTTGGTAATTGGTAACATGATGTATGTACATACAGCATTCCCAAATAACATCTACGCACTTGATTTGAATGATAACCAAAAGATCGTTTGGTCATATTTCCCAAAACAAGATCCTAGCGTTCAAGCAGTATTATGCTGTGACAACGTTTCACGTGGTCTAGGTTTTGGTGATGGTAAGATTTTCTTACAACAAAACGATGGTACATTAGTAGCTCTTGACGCTAAGTCTGGTAAGAAAATCTGGGACGCTAAAATCACTGATCCAAAAGTTGGTGCTACAAACACTAATGCTCCACATGTGATCAAAGACAAAGTCTTAACAGGCTGTTCTGGTGCTGAATTCGGTGTTCGTTGCTTTATCGCAGCTTACAACATCAAAGACGGTTCTTTAGCATGGAAAGCATACTCAACAGGTT